GTGCCACTCACCGACATCAAGATCCGACAAGCGAAGGCAGGCGACAAGCCTACCAAACTTACCGACGCCAATGGACTGTATCTGTTGGTGAATCCGTCCGGCTCCAAGCTCTGGCGATACAAGTACCGAATTGCGGGGAAGGAGAATCTCTTCGCGATCGGCGAATATCCAACGATCAGCCTGCAAGACGCACGCGCGGCGCGTGACGATGCCCGCGAACTCGTCAAGAAGGGACTGCACCCGTCGCATGCCCGGCAGGAAGTGCTGTCCGCGCGCATCGACGAAGGCAAAGCAACTTTTCGCGCAGTCAGCGACGAGTGGCTTGAGAAGAAGCGGAAGACTTGGACCGAGCGGCACTTCGGCGAGATTCTGCGCATGCTTGAAGCCGATGCATACCCGTTCATCGGGAACCGCCCCATGCGCTCTGTTACCGCCCATGACGTGCTTGCTTTGATGCGTCGCGTCGAAGAGCGCGGCTCGCCTTCCGTGGCGATCAAACTGCGCCAGTACGTATCCAACGTATTCCAGTATGCGGTGATCACACTGCGTGCCGATACAGATCCAGCATCGGTGCTGCGTGGCTCGGTCCTGAAACCCCCGACAGAGAATGCTCGGGCGTTGAGCCGCGAAGAACTCAAGAAGCTCTTTCGCCAGCTTCCGACCTACAAGAGCAGACGAACCGCGATCGCGATTCGATTGCTGATGATGCTGTTTCCGCGAACGATCGAGCTTTGCCGGGCGAGATGGGAAGAAATCGACCTGGGAACCGCCGAATGGAAGGTGCCCCCGGAGAAAATCAAATCACGACGCCTGCACATCGTTCCCCTTCCCACGCAAGCGGTGAAACTGCTGCGCGAGCTGCAGGAGATGTACGGACATCGCGGGTATATCCTGCCGATTCTGCATAGCAATCGAACGCGCCCACACATGAGTCGCGCAACGATCAACCGGGCGATTGACTACATGGTTCCGGATAACCCCGAACCGATTACCGGCCATGACTTTCGGGCAACAGCGTCGACCAACCTCCATGAAATGGGGTGGAAGGACGAAGTCGTTGAAATGCAGTTGTCGCACAAGGACAAGGACAGGACTCGCTCGACGTACAACCATGCCAAGTATTTGCCGGAGCGGCGGGAGATGATGCAAGCTTGGGCGAACTGGCTCGACGACGTCGAGGAAGAGGCACGCCAACACGGGGGTATTGCAAGCGCATCCATCAATGACCGATGATGCAGCAGTACCTGCGCCTTATCTGACAAGGCTCGACACGTAAAGCTACGCCAAGACCTACGCCACACTTTTGAGGACGGGCCAATACCGACCCGTTTCACGTTATTGTTAGCCCGCCTTGAGCGGGGCTTTTTTGACCTCGTGCTGTGCCACCTAGACCGAAGTCACTTCCTCCGACGGCGAATGGGGCTTCTATCTATACCGGGGGCCAAACCAACCGTTTTGACGCAACGCTGAGGCGACCAATACTGGAGGTGCGAAATCTCGATGAGCAGTTCATCAGAACGATCTCGCAGATCACGATAGTTGTAACGGTCGGCCATAACACGAATCGACTGAAGTCGCACCCGCCAATATGCGGGATCGCAGATCGGCGCCCCAAGCGGAAACTCACCGCGGTTCTTCGAAAGGGTTTGTAGGGCATTTTTTACATGCACTAGATCTCGCTCAATCCCAGCATAACGATCGTCCATACCGCCCGCCCCCGGTAAGCGTACTGTCCGCAATGCAGCAACCCCTGCTGCTGCCCCATAAGGTCCTATTAGCGGCAAAAAGAGAGCCGTACCCCGCCCCCCCTCCGACACACGGTCCGACACGAGAACCATTGCCCACGCTATTTGCAGCGCGACTGAGCCCGCTCCTTCCTTATGCAGGACCTTTGTACGGTCAATGGATAAGCAAAATGCGCACCACCGCCCCCCTTCGCCTGTCGGATTAGTGCGACCGCAGACACCAGTATGCTGAAAAATGGGGCAGGATATAGAATGATTCAGACTTGAATCGGTGATCGGCAATTCCATACCGTTCGCGCAAAGGGCCGACGTGCTCATACACACGGAAGACGAAAAAACTGGAGCCGATGATCCAGTTCTGAAACGTCGAAGAGGCTCGGAAAGTTGTGCAGCTAACCGAGGGCGGAACCATGAAAATAACAGTCACAGTGCTACTGTTGGTAGCGGCCAGCGCTGCATTCGCGGCACCTCAACGGGCGCAGTGGACGGAAATCGGGCGTGGTGCGGGCGGGTCCTTAGCCTACGAAACGACTACGCTAAAGCACCAAGGATCACGTGTGCTGGTATGGGTGCGCCTGACGTACATCCCGGACAAACAGGACGCTGCCGGCACATATGACGGCCAGCTCTATCACGTATCCATTGATTGTGCGAATGGCATGATGGGACTTCGCGGGGTGTCTAACACCTTACGGGGCGTAACGGTCAACAGCAGTGACTTGCAGACCGATGGCGATCAAATCGCGCCGGATTCCGTTTTTTATTACGTGGAACAGGCAGTCTGCAAGTGACGTTCCAGCTAGCATTCTTCACTTAGCCGCAAAAAATCGAACGACACCGGATAGCGCTTATGCCGAAAGACCAAATCGAGGGTAAATGTATTTACTGTCCGAGCAATGGTCCCTTCACTGCCGAGCACATGATTCCAGCGGGCCTGGGCGCTGATGATAGGCGATTTATGCTTCGCAACGTCGTGTGCAAGGTCTGCAATACAACGATCTTCTCTCCACTCGAATTGGAGTTCTTGCGAAGCTCGCCGACTGCAATCGGAAGAATATTTATGCAGGCAGGGGGGCGAAAGCGCGGTAGCAAGAAGAACCCACCGAAATTTGATGCGAAAACGAAGGTTGTTATAACGCCAGAAGGCTACACGGCAGAGGCCGAGATCGGCTTCAATGGGAAAGCGACGCTTCTCCCGCAACTGATTCTTGTTGATGAACACAAGTGCAGCGTGTCGGGTTCAGATAAGAACGGGTTCGGCGCATTCATCTCGCAAGCCCGAGAACTGTTGGGGTCGTCAATAGCCTGCGTCAGCAAGATGACCGAAACCGGGCGGCGCAAGTTCCAGATTACGACTTTTGGCTGGGCGGAGTGCGGTTACGATATCCAAGAACGGTCCGAAGCTGAAGAGCTACCCGACGTTCGCATATGGCACTCGCCCATCGAGCCGGATGCCAATGGAAAATTTCCTTCAAACACCAGACTCTTCCGACGCCCCGACAATCAGATCGTATTGCGCCTTCGAAACGACCTCCCCCTCGACCGCGCATTGACCGTATTCCGAAAGGTCGTCGAGCAGCTAGACCTGACGGCGATCCAGGAAAGCGACATCCAGAATCCACTCGTCAGCCTGAATTTTTCTGTCCAGCTTGACATAACGGGGCGAGTACTCGCCAAGACCGGGTTGAACATGCTCGCGTATCTTTTAGGTGCCGACTATATTCGACATCCTCAGTTTCAGGAAATCAAGAAGGCGATCAGAACCGGTGAGCCGCTTGTTCCACCTCACACGGAAGAGGCGAAAGCCCCATTCAAGTGGTTCTTTTCTGGGCTGCCTGACACGCATCATGGTTTCTTGCTCTCTACTCACCCATCGTCCGCAGGAACCTGCGGGATAAGTTTGGTAGCGAGATTGTACGGTTCGCAGATCGAGATTGTTGGTCTCGGGCATGGTCTGCCGCCCCCACCAATTCCCCTTCCCGTTGTGTTCACCGTGGAGTACAACGCACATTTGATTCAGCAATATGGCTTGATGGACTACATGCAGAGTTATCCAATCAAAGCGCAGTGAACCGCCAGCCGAGCCGTGGGCCGTTCGTGCAACCACAAGGTTTATTGAATCGACTGCCATGCCGTTATTCCGCGGATGCGCAAGTACCGCTAACGCTTCACTTCGAAATGGGAGCATGTGACTGTATGCTACCGAGCGTAGTCAACACGTCGGCAGGGGCCAGCGATGGCATATCGAGAAGATGCGCTTGCCGTGCATTACCAGACGGCCGATTTTTATGCGATTTCAGCTCACTAAAAGTTTCACGAGCGACATACTCGAGATCATGTCCACGCATATCTGAAAGCCACCGCGGCTGACTGATCTTAGTGCCACCAGCATATTCGACGATTAAGTCTTGGCCTGACCACACGAACCTACCAGCCTCGACCTTGAAATTTTCCCTTGCCCACGAAACAATGTGTTCAATATTCTCCCACTCCGCTTTTGAAACAATATTTTTTTCGATCCGTTCGTGCATCTGAAACAATGTACCAAGTATTTTTTCACTGATATAGGTACACAGTTGCTCGATCGATTCTTGCCCCATATCGAATAATTCACCAGGCGGACGTGCATACAGCTCACGAAACTTACAGTCCTGCCACAAATCCCAACGCCTCAAATGCACCGCAAGGAATACAGGATCATATAAATAGTTTTCGATACTATGTTTGAGCCCAGCAATTTTCACTCTCTCGGTACCCGATTGCCCTATGTCTCGATCTACCAATCCATATACCCATGGATTACCGGCCTCAGAAAGATGTTCAACTATGTACCGCACTCTGTCACACCCTCCGCCCTTTTTCTGGCCCACCGGGATAAATTCGAGCGAGATTTCTGGAATGAATTTTTCTCTGTGCGCAATATAGATTTGCTCATAAAACTGCGCATCATACTCACTTTCCACGAAAACTTGCCGCCGATGCTCGTATGCGATGCTCAATGCGGGCACCCCAGTGGTCAAGTGACGTAGAGCTTCGTCTTTCCCGGATTTTCGTGGTATGCCACCTGCGTGTCTCTCGAGAATGAAAATACTCTCCTCCGGCGCGAGTGCGACGGTTGTCGGCGAATGCGTCGTCATAATCACGGCCACGCTGCGCGCTTTTACAAACACATTTTCGATTACGGCAAAGAAGCGCTTGACCATTGATGGGTGCAAATGCGCGTCAGGCTCATCCAGCAGTAGAAGCTGGAAGAAATTCCCGGTACTTTCAGCTGCCAACCGCCACATAATTGTGGATACGATCACCTTCTCACCTGACGAAAGCCCCTCGAATGGAAATGTGCCCCCTCGGTGTTCGTCAACAAAGTGAAGCTGATAGTAGTTGGAATTCGAAAAAACAGAGGGAGTTATACGAGCTGGAGGTGAGACGCGCAACGAGAGTGCGGCTGCCGCGAGGATCTCATTTAGCAAATCCCACGGCCGCTCTCCAAATCGCTTCTCAATTTCTGCATCACCCACCCCTTTCGAACGAAGGTTTGCCGAAAGCAATTCATAGGCGAAGAAGTAGAGCGCCAAATCAAATTGCGCGGGCGGGTGAAAGGATGGCGCCGCAATGTGAAGTGGCGTTAGCCCATCTCGGAATGATTCGAGTGTTGGCTGAGATACGATCCGCTTAGACGAAGCTGTCTCTTCCACAACGAAATCTGCGTACGCCGGATCACCTCGCCAGTCTGGATTAGCTTGAGTCGTGATTGTTTGAGATGGCCACCCGTACAGTTCATTAATACGCTGCTTGATCGATTCTTCCGTCGCTGCATTTGCTGACCGCATTGTCCACGCAGATGGGGAATAGAATACACTCCCATTGTTAAGCTGAACCCCATGAAGGGAAACTGCAGCATTTCCATAAGGTGCCGCCTGGTGAGTAGGATAACGTCCTTGAGGTTGGTCGACTTGCGCGCCTAGCCCCTTGCCCAACGCATGAAGAAGTTGCGATTTTCCAGTACCGTTCTCTCCAGTCACAATGGCGAGCAACGGGATGTTTTCCCATACACCGTCTCGAAGACATCCGCCACTTCCGGTAATAGTGACCCGCGTTCCCGTCGATTGCCCCAACTCCATGTTCTCCCCCGTATTCGCTCGAAGTTTATACAACACACTTTTTCGACCGAACATAACTTCGGTCTAGCCTCCCGACATATTTGTCGCAAAGGAATACTCCGCTCGTCGCAGGCAACGTATTATAAAAAGCACTTAGGCGCTGTAAGTTACTTTGGTTCTGCAATCATGTCGCGCGACGAATACAACTGCAACATTGCCCGTGCAACCTCAACGTTCGTTGTGTGCAGCCACTCCTCGTAGTCCGCCTGCCGCAATATGACCACTGATCGCTTTTCGTCGCCGGGCTTGTGCATACGCTCCATGAGGGCATGTCCGTCCGCGTTGACAGTCATCATGCTCATGCCAATAAGCGAGCGGCCGTCTTCTCCATCGTAGCGCCGCCAGATGCCAGCTACGCAATACGGTTGCCAATCCGTTAGCCCGATCCGCTGCCAGACGTTCCGGCCTGTCTCGTAACAAGGCTCGTATATCCATCGGACCGGGATCAAGCAGCGCTGACCATCTCGCCACGCCTTGCCATACAGCCGGGACTCGCCGACAGTTTCGGAACGAGCATTTACCGTGTCGAGCTTTCTCCGCTTCTTGCCGCTGTCGTCGACGCGCTCAGGCTGCATGAACTTCGGCCAAAAGCCGAAAACGGCCTTGACGACGCTCAGGCCGTCCCCGTCCGCCCATGCGATCGGCGCCGCATAGTCCGGGTACACGTCCGGCTCCCATGGGTCGCGGCGATACAGATCGCCGATCCCAATCTTCAGCTCATTAATCCCCGGATCTTCGTCTGGCGCCTTGTAATTCGTGCACACTGCCCGCCCCCATTTTTGAGACTTGACGGTCCCATCTTACTCCGCGATAAACTGTATATCCATACAGTGTTTCACGCGCGCGATGATCTTACCCCCATTTGACCCTCCAAAGTTCGATGAGATGTCGAAGTGGTGGAACTCGTGCACGTACACCGACGTCCATCGGTTGATACTCGAAGTGCTACACCTGCGAATCACTATGAGTGAGATGAGCAGTCTTACCGGCGATGCGACGCGCATGATCGCGTATCTGGACCGGGCCGACGAGCTGCAATACGCAGCGCCGTTGCGCCGCTTGTCGAACAAGATCGACAGAGAGATAAGGCGAGCAGGCCGAATGGGCAATCCTCGCGCGGACGTCGCGCCATTCTCCGATGAGTGGCGTGCTCGCCAAGCAATGAAATGCAGGCTTTACGACGTCCCCGGCGAACCTGATCCGGGCTCCGACAAGGCAACAAAGCTGCCTGAGTTTCAACGCCTGACATGGGAGGAGTTGCGCGACGCGTGGAGCGCCGCCAACTTCAAGAAACATCGCTCGCTAACGCTCGAACAGCGCTTCGTGCTGGAAGTCGTGCACGTCCGCCGAACGCTGCGACTCATGGAGAAAATGGTCTGCGCGGCCGAGCTAGAGCTGAAGAAGAACGGCTACCCCGATTCGTTCGCGCTCGACCAGCTCCGCCGCATGATCGATGGCGCTCGCTTCGATTAAGGCTGCCAGCCTATGAGGGAATACGATGCCGGCGCAATTGCGCCGGCATCCTCAGTTAGAACAATCCTACCGGCTGCGCTGCGTCGTCCCAACTGAAAATGATCAACTCGTTGCGATCGACAGCCTCAACCCCAACCGTGTACTGGATCGGCACGGTTTCGATGTAAAACCCTTCGAACACGCGTCGAATGTCTGGGTGATCATTGAGACTCACAATCGCGCGACCTTTGAGACGACGTAGCCGCTCGGCCATCTTTTCGTACTCCGCGAACGGGAACGGCACACCGTACCCCTCAGTTTCGTAATACGGCGGATCGAGATAGAACAGCGTGTGCGGCCGATCATATCGATCGATGCACACTGCCCAGTCCAAGCGCTCGATGAAGGCATTCGCCAACCGCTGATGCGCGACAGATAGCTCCTCCTTCAGTCGAATGGGATTCAATCCCGGCGCGGCCAGCGTTTTCGATCCGAACGTCTGCCCTTCAAGTTTCCCGCCAAAGCAACTTTTCTGCAGGTAGTAGAAGCGTGCAGCACGCTGGATATCGGTGAGCGTTTCCGGGATCGTCTGCTTTAACCAGCCGAACAGATCGCGGCTCGTGAACGCCCAATTGAACTGGCGCACGAACTCATCGACATGATGCTGCACGACGCGATACAAATTGATCAGTTCTCCGTTGATATCGTTGACTACCTCGACCTTCGCCGGCGGACGCATGAAGTACAGCGCGGCCCCGCCGGCGAATACTTCGACATAGCAATCGTGTGCCGGGAAACGCGGGATCAGGTGATCTGCAAGACGGCGCTTACCGCCGATCCAAGGAATGATGGGTTTTGCCATTGTGAAAGCCGTTTTAAAACTTGGTGTAGAATCCGGCCCGCCTACCGGTAGGTAGCAGGGCCTTGGCTGATTCACTGGCGTAGACAGTGGAAAGGCGACCGGGAGACGTGTTGCTGCACGTCCTCCGGTCGCCCTGTTTCTTTCGAGGCCGCCCGGCCCCGAGCGCCGCGCTACTGCGGCAAGTTGCTTTGCGCTTCGCCGATCAACGCGTCGTAACTGCGCTCGCACTGCCGGCCGGCAGTGCCCCGCTCGTCAGCGATCTTTGCCAGCTCTCCCGCGCGCTCGTCAGCCCGGCCGAACACGTCGGCGAGCAGATCGAGGGCGTCGCCGGTTGCCGGGCTTCCGGCCGCAGCGCCGGCACGCCGGACGTCGGCGACGAGTGCCGCGACTTGCCTGCGCAGCCCGTCAGCAGCAGCACCGGCAACAGCAGCATCAGCGGCCGCCTGATCACGTTCTTTCGCAGCATCAGTTGCGATCTCCTGTTGTGCCGCCAACCGGCGGCGAAATTCGTTACGTTCGTTCGTCAGGTCATCGATCTGCCGCATCTGATCCGCCACCTTCGCGGATTGATCGGCGTCGCGATGTCCCTCGAAGTAGCCGCAGGCAGCGCCGGCAATGACGCCGGCAACGACGAGCAGCCAAATGCGCGGGTCGATCCACGTCATGCGATCACCTCCCCGCCGGCCGCGCGATACGCCGCCAGCAATTTCTCGATGTCGTTTTCGTGCTGGCCGTATCCCGCCCCCGGCAGACTGGCCCATACATTCGACACCTTGGCGATGGCTTCGCAAAACCGGCCAGCATCGATCAACGACAATGCGCCGTGCTCGCGCAGCTGCTGCAGCGCGTACCGATCCTGCGACACCGGCCCGAAGTCGGGCAGCCTCATCTGCGCCTGATAGATCCGCCACCAGCGCGTGAGGATCTGGTAGCGGCCCGCCGCTGTCGACGGCACGCGGATCTGGCGATTGAGCACGTTCGGATGTGCGGCATAGCTCGCAAACAGCAGCGGACGCGATGCCGTCGCACCGACCAGGACGTTGTAACCATCGTCCGACTTCGCGAGCAGCGGCGAGCCGATCTCGCTTACCGCGATGGTGTCGAGAAACGCCACCCGGTTCTTTCCCCCTGCGGCTGCAACACTGATTCGTGCCATCGTCACTTCCCTCCAAACACACGTTTTGCATTCCGGCGCAGCAGCACTTCGAGGTACTGCGACCCCACAATGCCGAGCGCACTCCCCAGACCGAGCAGCGCGATCGGCGGCAGATCCGGGATCTGCAGCAGCGCGAGCCCGGCCACCATCGACGTTGCCGATCCCAATACGGCCCGGCCGACAACCAGCCGAAACGACAACGGCTCGCTACCAACCAACACCTTCGCGATGCCGATCAATCCGCCCATGACGATCAGCTCCAGAATCGTTTTTTCGTGGTCTTGCATCGGTTCCCCTTGCCCGATAAAAAGAAAGGCCGCCCCGGTTGCCCGTGAGCGGCCTGCAAATTCAGTGCGTAACGCGTTACTGCGGCGCCGGCACCACCAGAGTGATTTTCTTGCCCGACTTCTTCTTGTGCCCGACCTTCGCTTTCCCCTTGTTCCCTCCGTTCAAAGTCACGACCGTGATCCATCCGCGCGACGCGAACGTGTGTTCGACCGACTCGATCAGGAATTCGCCGTCTACACCGGTCTTGAACCCTTTCAGCGCGATCGTCTTTTCCGCCGACAGATCTGCGCGGCCGCGCATTGTCAGCCTGCTCGTCGACGTGTGCCGGTTGAGCGTCGCCATACGCGACGTTGCGCCGGCCTTCGCCGCTTCTGGACTGGCGAACATATGGCGTTCGGTATGAACCGCGGACGCACCTGGCGGCGCATCTGGATTCGGGATCGTCAGATCGATCTTCTTCCCGGACTTGCGGTCGTGCACCTTCGTGCGGACGGCCGCGAAGCTCGCGCGATCAGGGAAGTTGATGTCGTAGTCGAGCAGGTCGCCCGGCGTGAGCGTGACGATCGGCAACGGCTTGCCGCTCGCGCTCTTGCCGCCGCCGCGCGGCAAGACGATCAGCTTGCCGGCCTTGACCGTCGCCGTCGCACCGTACTGGCGAGCCACGCGCGTGATGAAGTGCAAATCGCTTTCACCGAACTGGTCGATACGCGGCACGACGACGTCGACGTCACATGCGGCCGCCCATTTGTTACGACGCGCGACGTCGCCGACGATGTCGGCCAGCTTCGCATTCGACCAGCTCCCGTATCGCTGCGTTTTGGACGTCGCGCGCATGTTCGCAGGCTTGCCCCGGATCACGACGCTGGCCGGCGGCCCGCGCAATCCAACCTCGTCGACGGCGTACTCGCCGAGCATCGACAGCCCCTGTCCCTCCCACCCGATCGACACCTTCAACGTCGCGCCTTTCGGCGGAAACTCGATGCGGCCGTCGCGATCGTCGAGCGTGATCGTGCACTCGTCGGCGTCTAGACCGGGTTTGTCCATCGACCGGATCTCAAGCACGCGATCCTGAATAACCTTCGTCACGTCCGAGCCGTTCGCGACGACCTGAAAAATCGCTTCCATCGCACCCCACTATGTCCAGAGCTGGACGGACTCGGCACGTGGCGCGTCGAGATCCGGCATCAGGATCTCAACGCCGGCCGGGAACGGCTGCGGCCGATTCGCCAGCCCCGGATTCGCTTCGTACACGGCCTCGACCGTTCCCTGTAGCGCTCCGTAGAAGCGATAACAGAGCGTGTCGAGCACGTCACCGTCAGACGTTCTTAAAGTCTTCGCCATAGCGCCCGAACTCCACCGAGAAAGTTTGCTTGCGCGGCAAGCCGTCCGCGAGCAGCGCGTCATGCTCCTCTTCGATCGCCTGCAACAGCCAGCGGCCGAGCACTTCGCCGTCGCCCGTCGTGAGCTGCACGGGCTTCATCCTGCCGCCGATGGCACGCAGCCGGCTGATCTGCTTCGTACCGGCCCCAAGCGACGGGAACACGACGCCCGACAGCGTGATCGTCTCGCCCCCTTCGCTGACGGGCTGCAGCGCCTCCTGACGGTTCAGGCGCTCCTGGGACGCCACGCGATATCGCGTCGCTCGTCGCAACTTGTCGTGAGCAGCCGTCGACAGGTTGAAGTGGAATGCGTCGCCGGCATCCGTCGTCATCGACATCAGGTGCGGCGTGCTCGACGACGCACCGTCGATCAGACCCGACAGCATCGAGCCGACGCCCGTCGACTTGATCACGTCCATCACCGCCGAGTCCTTCAGACCCACCGCCGCGTTGAACTGATTCCACGCCCCGCCCAATGCAGACTTGACGCTGTCGGCGGCAGCCCGCACAAGGGGGAAATTCGATCCGTCGACGGCTTTCAGAATCGAGCCGAGCGACGCCTGCGTCGCGTTGAAGCTACGCACGACAGCGCCGACCTGCGGAAACAGGTCCGACGCCACCGACAGCGCGCTCGTCGCGCCTGTCAGCAGCTCGGCCGCGCTGCTCAGATTGCCGGTTGCGAGGCGTTGCAGCATGTCGACCGTCGCCATGCTCGCCGCGCGGTTTCGATCGAATATGCGAACCATCTGCCGCACGCGCTCCGTCGCGATCCCCGCCTGCGTTGCTGCTCCCGAGATCTGTCGAAACACATCCATAGCACCTCCCTTACATATGCGGCGCGTCGAACATTGCCGTACGACTGTTCGCCTTGCGCTGCTGCTCCTCCATCATCCGCGTCAACTGCGGACTGACCTGTTGGAGAAACTTGTTAGCCATGTCGGTATCGCTCGCCTCGATCTTCACGTTGAAGACCGGCGCGAACGTGTTCGTCTGATCGATACGCGGCCCGAACCGGGCATCTGCCGCCGGACTTTCCGCTGCCTTCGCTGCCTTGGCGACCGCCTCCGCATTCGCGGGCGTCTCGTCATTCTTCCCGCCCAGAAACTTGCTCGCGATGGCGCTCAGTGCCTTGTCGCCTACAAACGTCCCGAGTGCCCCGCCAAGCACGCCGACGACCGCCGATCCGATCGGCCCGCCGAGCGCTCCGATCGTCGCCCCGACCTTCGCGCCGATCACGCCACCCGCGAGACTGCCGGCGATGCCCGCGAACCGCGTGGCCTTCCGATCGTTCGTATCGGTGCTCGACGCGACGGCGTACGCTTCGCGAGCCGCAAGGCCGAACTTCAGGACGGTCCCCGCGACGGCCAGCTTTCCTGCCCACGGCGCAACCCGACCGAAGAGCGCACGTCCCGCGTTGACGACCCGCCCGATCCTCCCGAGCCGCCCCGCCCGAGCTGCCGCGCGACGCGCGGCTCGACCTGCACGCCCACCGCCCATCAGATCGCCAAGCCCGCCACCATCGACGCCACCGCCGGGCATGTTCACGACGAACACGCGCTGGACGCCACCAGCGGCGCTCGCAGCCCCTCCGACTGCATCCAGCGCGCGCCCGACGACGCCACCCGCACCACCGGCACGCCCTGCCCCCCCTCGACCACCACGCGCCAGCACCGTCCCGCGCGCGATATCGAACAAGCCGCGACCGATCCCCCAAAGTGCCTTTGCTCCGCGCACAGCGAGCACCGTGCCGGCGATGCCGACGACAGCGGCCGTCGCCTTCGGGGCACTGTCTGCTGCGGACTGAATACCGCTCCCGGCCCCCTTCGCCGCCTCGCCAACCCGATCCGTGATCGGCCGTAGGGCGTCGCCAATGCTGCGCATCGCGTCGTCCCATCGCTGCCCGACCTCGCTCCAGATCTGTTTGGACGTCTCGCGACGTGCCTCCAGATCCTTCTGGATCTCGCCGCTCGCCTGCTGCGCGTTGCGCTTCAGGTTCGAATACAGCTCGGCGTTTTGCATATATGCCGTCAGCGCCGCCTTGACCTGCATGTCATTGAACAGGTCGCCGGTCTTCATCGTCTCGGCGAACGCGGCCATCTGCGCCTGACGCTTGGCGGGGTCCATCTCCGAATTGAACTGCTTCGCCGCAGCTGCGAGCTGCTTCGCCTTGGCAGGGTCGACACGCTCGATGTACGCGCGGGCGAGCACGAAAGACGCCTCCAGCGTCGACCAGCCCTTTCCGATCGCCTCGCGCATCTTGGCCTGATAATCGACACCGGCCTTCGCGTAGTTGCGTTCGGTCTCGCCCGAACCGATCTTCGAAAACCAGTTCTTCAGGTTGTTCGCGGCCTCGTCCGAGCTGCCGGCGGTCTTCATCTGCACCTGGAGCATTGCCCCGAGCTGCGTCACCGAGTCCTGCCCCGTGATGCCGATCTTCTTCATCTCGGCGAGCAGTACCGGAAACCACCGCGCCATGTCGACCGACTCGAACGACCCTTCTTTGCCGAGATACGCGATCGCTTCAAGCGCCTTCGACATCTGCTTCGGATCGACGATCTCCGCGTTCTGCTGCAGCGCTTGGATCATCTTCGCGGTTTCGACCGTCGTCGCGCCTTGGCCGATGGAGAACTTCGCGACCAGCGGCGCGAAGTTGAGCGCGCGATCCAGATCCATGCCGGCTGCGACCATCTGGTTGACGGCGTCCGCCAGCTCGTTGCGGCCGATACCATTCGCCCCAGCGTCACGCCTGATCCGCGTCGCCATCGCGGCCTCTTCCTGCGTGCGCGCAATGCCGGCCTTGATCGCAATGTCGCGAATGATCGCCTGATAGTTCGCCGAGATCGTCGCCGGCACCGCGACGGCTGCCGTCAGCTTCACCGCGTCGCCGATCACGCCACGGCCGGCCTCTTGCCCGGCTGCCAGCCGTTCGCGTCCGGCCACCTTCAGATCCAGTCCGCGAGCGGTTCGTCCGAGCTGCGCATACGCGCGATCGAGCCGACCGACCTCGATGCCGGCGTCTCGCAGCGATTTCAGATTGCTGTCGAGCTTGCGGCGAATGCCGTCCGCCGCGCTGTCGCCCGCCAAATGAAGGCGACGGAACTCGTCCTGCAGGCGCATCGTCTCGCCGATCTGGCGCTGCCAGAGCCGCGAGTCGTTCGCCCGCTTCTTCATCGCGTCGATCTTCGACGACGTGTCGGTGATCGCCTTGCCGAACGTCGCCGAGACGGCCCCGCCGATCACGATGCCAAGTGCTAAGTCTTTCGCCATCCCGGCCCCCTCAATCCGTCAACCACCAGAGCATGTCGTCGACCGTCATCTCATCGATCGACGTCGGCGACATGCCGTATTCACGCACCAGCCGATTTGCCAGCGCCTTGAGCGTCTTTCGGTCCAGCTTCGCGTACGGATCGAAAGGAGTAGTAGGCGTCCTGCACGCGCTCGTAATCGGCCATGTCCATGTCTTCGAGGTCGTCGGGGGAGACCTCGGCGAGATTGGCGAACAGAATCAGTTCCTGTTGTTCGGCATCGTTCGGCGCGAGCTTCTGCGCACCGCGCATGTCGCGCACCTTCGGCCGGCGCATCGTGAATTTGTCGCATTCGACGCCATTGAGTTTGATCGGATAGGTGAGCGAGACCGTGACCTTTTCCATTGCGATTCCTGAAATGAAAAATGGCGAGCCATCGGCTCGCCATTGATTGAACAAAGTAGCTTTGCTGCGTGTCCGTCGAGTGAAGTCGACGAGGCGATTACATGCCGAGCGCCTTACGCATGTCGGCGAGCTGGTCAACGCCGTTGATCACGCGCTTGCACGCGAATACGTCGATCTCATGCACGATCGCGCCGTCGATCTCCATCTTGTAGTAATCGCACGACACACTGTATTTCGCATCGACCTTATCGCCCGGCTTCCATTCGCCAGGATCGACTTCATAGAGCATGCCGCGCATATACACGGCGACTGCCTTCGTCTTGCCGCTGCGATCCTTGAAGCCCGCGCGAAACACACCGTTGAACGCACCTTGATCGACCAGCCCGAAGAAGCGCAGCACCTCGTATTCCATCGTCGACATCGCGAATGACGCATCGAGCGCTTCCATGCCCTGATCGATCTTGACGGTCGCGTCCATGCCGCCCGCACGGAAGTCATCCGTCTTGATCTTCAGCTTGGGCGGCGTAACGCTCGTTGCGCGACCGGCATATCCGCGGCCGTCGATGAACGCGTTGCAGTTGTGCAGAGTTTCCGGAATCATCGTTCCTCCCTTAGATCTGGTTATCCAGCACTTCGGTCAGCCACTGGTTCGTGACCTCGAAGCGGAAAATCGGGTTTTCGGCCGGCGGGACGTCCGTGAATCGGATGTTCCAGTACACCTTGCCGTCTTCGAGCTGGCTCGCCGTGTTCAGCAATGGGTCCGGATAGACCTCGAAGTTGATCACTGCGCCCTGACGCTTCAGATCACGCATGAACGCGTGCAGCCCTTCGGTCACGTCGCTGACGTACGTCGCAGTAATGCCGCGATCGACCGCCCACTTGTGACCGGCCTGAACGGCATCCATGACGATGTCGAGCGTGCGCACGCGCGTGACAAACTTCCATTTCGGATCGGCCGACAGCGTACGGTTCCCCCAGAGGCGATACCCGCCGTCGCGAATGATCGTCGTGATGTTCGCGTTGTTGAGCAGGTTCGCCCGGCACGTCTCGTCGCCGTCGAGGTATTCGATCGGCCGGCCCGTCCCCGTGATCTCGACGATCTCCTTGTTCGACGGCGACGCCCAGAAGCCGATCTTCGCGTCGGTCTGACAGAACAGCCCTGCCGCGTACGTCGACGCGGGCAGCGAGATCTCGCCGTTCGTCGCGTTGTTCCACGCCTTCGCGCCGGGGTCGACCATGTACAGGCGCTTGCTGCCGAAGTTCTTCGCGTACGCGATCGCTGCCTCGTCGTCGACGTTCGGGCCGTCGATCACGGCCATCGCGCGAAGCTTGCCGGCGAGCGAGTCGGCCGCTGTCGCGACCGGCTGCTTGGACGTATGCCCAGGTGCGACCAGCAAACGCGGTTGTGCGTTGAAGCGCGACTTCGCGTCGAGCAGCGCCTGCATGCCCGTGCGTGCGCCCCCGGCCGACACACCACCGATGATCGCCGACGTGAGCTGCGCCGCGTCGGCCGCTGCGGGCACCCCCACCGCGATCACAATCGCGCTGCTCTGCGCGTAGATCGCGCGAGCTGCCCGCGCGATCGCGCTGTTCTCGCCGAACGCACGCACCGCCTCGCCGTAGCTCGTCAGTTGCACCGGAACGTTCGGCTGCGCCAGATCGGGACCGGGCGTGTACGTGTCGGTCATACCGACCACCGACGACGACGGCACCGCAATCGTGCGCGGACCGCTATCGACGATCGTCGTCGTGATGCCGTGAAAAAAGGAAGTCGCTGCCATGCGGATCTCCGGAAATAAAAAAAGCCGCTCATCGGAGCGGCTTGAAACGAAACGACGCCAACAACACATGCGACGTCGGCAAAGTTACTTTTTGACGGACGTATCGGATGCCTTCGGTTGCTCCGGCTCGGGGGCAGCGTCGGTTGTTGCCGCCACCTCCGCTCGACGCTGCATTTCCGCCTCGGCCGCAGCGCGATCCTCTTCGGCCTGCTTCTCCGCAGCCGCACGCTGCGCGGCCTCCTCCGCTTCGCGCTTCGCTTTCGCTGCACGCTCGGCCTCAACCGCCGCGAGAATCGCATCCGGATCAGGTTCGGCCGGCCACGCAAACTGCGCCGGGAATGTCGGCGACTCGACGACGTTCACCAGCGCGACCTGATAATCTGCCCATGCGTCGAACGTCGCCTCTTCGAGATCCGACAGTCGCCCCGTCATCCGAGCGTCCGCCTTGCCGCGATTCTGCTGACGGGCCTTTTCCAGCCGCGCGAAGAAGTCGTTCATCGCTGACTCGCGCGCCCGATCCGCGACGATCTTCTCGTCGACAACCCACGCCCCGTCCCGCCATACGTGCGTATCGGATGGGCGCGGCTCTTCAGTCAGGCCAGCGTCGTCCGGCGTCACACCTGCCACGGTAATTTCCGCCGCGAGACCGGACTCGGTTCGATAGAGGCGCACGCCGCGATAGTCGGGCAGCATCTCCCATTTGTCGGCACGCCAGAACGGCCAGGTACGCGGCGCACGTTCGGGCAGCGGCTCGAGCGTGCAGAACGCGGGAACCAGATAGCGGCTGGAATTCATCGGATCGACATCGGCAAGAAAGCTCACGATGTACTGCCCGGTCAAACTGTCGTATTGATTGCAAAGCATGTTCTACCTCACGAATTAATATGCGCGGATCATGGCAAGCACTGCGATGTTGCGCATGCGTGCTTCGGTGCCCCCGTCAGCGGCAACGCTGATTGCATGCGAGTGACCACCAACACCGCCGATACCGACTGCGTGCGTATGCTGTCCATTTCCGTCGATGCCGATAGGGATCGTTGCACCATCCGTTCCCAAGTTGTTCGCACGGCCGTTGTCCATGCCGTACCCGCGCCCGGTGCTCGTCGAATACGCACCGTTCGACCCCAGACCAAACCCGTGCGAGTGAGGCTGCTGCGTAATGTTGTGTCCGTGCCAGCCGGCCGCATCAGTCCAAGCGGTATGTGTGTGATCTCCAGCGGCACCTGACGAGGCGCCGTGCGAGTGGGAACGGTTTTGGCTGTCCTGCCACGAGCCGACACCGCGACCAGAATCAACACCCCGCCCGCCGTCAGCACACCGGACACCTTCGCCGCGAAACTCGGGGATGCGGAACGTCGTCTCCCCGTCGCCGATCGAGAAGCACCCCCACCAACCACCGGCCCAATCCTTCTCCGTTGCGAGCGCACCGCTTGCCTGAGCGTACGCCCAGAGCTGCGGATAATCGGCTCGCTTGAGTAACGCTCCGTCCAGCTTCAGGCAGCCCGCCCGCACACTGTTTCGCACCTCGAAAATGATCTGGCCGATCGACGCCGACGCGATCGCATCGACGACAAACGCCGTCGACGCGACGCTTCCCGACTTATCTCCAGCGGCGGGCGTAGGCACCTGCACAGGTCGATCAAAGATCGTGCCCTTGTCGGCAGTGAATCGCGCTGTGACGATCCCGTTACACGTGACGCCGAAAGCTCCGTCACCGATGTGATACAGACCAGTATCCGGAGTACCGTCCTTGTCGAAAGTCAACGACGGATTCTGCGGCGTGCCTTCCGAGAGGAAAATCCGAGCGCCGGCGGCAAGCCAGAGCGCACCTTTGAGCGTCCCTCCGTTGTTCAGGTCGAGCGGCGTCAGATTGCCCGTGTGAAAGACCGGTGCTCCGTCAATTCGAAATGTTCGATTGCCATAGAAATACTGAAACGATCCTTTCGTCGCCGAATACCAGCCTACATTGTCTGCGTTCGCGTAGAAGTAGCCATCAGTAGCCCCGAAGCGTAGTCGGCCTTCGCCCCACGAAGGCTTCAACGTAAGGTCTCCACGCATTTCGACCGACCCGCCGATTGACGTTCCGCGCCCCGTGTCGTCGAGCCGCAAAAAGCCGCTTTCGAGATTCCACAAGATCGGCCGGTAATCGTTCCACGGTCCGAGCGGATCGCCTTTCTTGGTCTGAAGCAAGTAGCAGTCTCGGTCGTCGTTGCGCAGCATGACACCGTAGTTCGCCGACGTCGCTCGGTACTGCCCCCCGAGTGTGTCGTCAAGGTCCATCCCGCTAGAACGGACGCCATTCGCAAACGACGTCCGATACGCGACTTGAAAGCCTTCACGCCCGTTGTCAGCCGTCGTCCCCAGAAGCACACGACCCTCGCGAGTGACGCGCATCCGCTCGGCACCGCCCGCGATCAGCGCAAGCCAACCATTTGCGGCGGCCGGCCCAACAAAGCAGTTATTGCCCTGAATCTCCAGGTGCGAAACACCTTGTGCGCCGATCTGAAGGTATCCGTCGCTCGGCGAAAACATGCCCGTGTCCGGATCGTTGTCAAACCCGAAACCAGCGTTGTTTGTGTTGTTCGGCGTGATTGCGCCGACCTTCCCCCGAAGCACACCCTTCAACGTGCCGCCCGTGTACGGCAGCTTGTCGTTACCGAGTGCGTCGGTTCGCTTGCCGAGCGCTTCGACCTGCGCACTGACTTCGCCGACACGCTTGTCGTTGCCGTCCGCCCGGTCTTTGAGGTGCCGCGTCCGATTCGCAAGTTGCTTTGTCGGCACGTTGTCGATCCCGTCAGGACCACCTTGCACGGGGTCCGACGTTTCGAACTGGTAGACCCCTTCCTCCCACTTACTTTCTTCTTTCAGATTGGCCATGTACCGATCACCCCTCGCGTAAATTGACCATTGCGCGTCGCGACACCGTTGTGTCGGATCGCAACCTCAGAAAAATCGAGCCACGCGAGCCGGCTACGAGCCGGCGCATAACGCTCGATCGCCCGCTTCAGGTTCTCGCCCTGATCTCGCGTCACCGGCCGCCGCAGCTTCACGATGTACTCGGCCCATGCAGTCGACCCGCCGTGCAGATATCGACCGTCGCGCTTCGCCGAACCGTCTCGCCGCTTGATCTGCCGCCCCTCCTGAATGTCGATCTCGCCGAACCCGAGACGACGAACGATCTCGCGGATCGCCCACGGCGTGCCCTTCTTTTGATAGATCGCCAGCGACGACTTGATCAGCGCACGTCGCGCCTCCTCGGACTCCGCCAGCTCCCATCCGTCGACTGCGAGCGACCACGCGAGCCACGGCAGGAAAGCGGCCGGGCAGCGATCCGCATCCCAGAGGGTGCGGATCACGTTCGGATCGACAGACGGCCGCATCACCTGCGCGAGCGCCGCTTCTAGACTCGTCTGGTTCGTCGGCAGTAGTGCTTCAGTCGTCATCGTTCACCTTCGGATTCAGCACGATCGATGTACACCGGGCGAACTGATCGATCGCACACACCACGTCAGCCATAGGGGCCTTCAGATCGACACGCACGACACCCGACGCTTTGGGATGCAGCGCCCCGGTTACCGCCGAGCGAGGCATGCCAACCCGTAGCGCTTCGCCTGCAGCGACTGCGATATCGAGATCCTGCCGTCGCGCAGCAAGCACGACGCCCGGATCTGGCCCGCGCCCGATGTACACGTCGGCGACGATCGAGTATTCGACCGGCCGGGCCGGCACAACGAGCAGCGTGTCATTGAGCGGCCGACGGTCTTCGGGAGACAGCGCTCGGCGGACCGTGTCGAGCAACGCGGAACTGGCAACGCCACCGTTCGAGTACGACTTCACCACGACGCGAACGACACCGCCCTCCGGTCGATCGACTCGCACATCGGCGACATCCGGCGATGCATCCATCGCCATCGACCGATATGCACCGAATGGCCCCGCCGTTGACGAACGCTCGATACCCATCTGCGTACGCAATCGAAGCCGCTCGTCGCGCTCGACTGTCGCGGGGACAGGCGGATGCGCCTCCGGATCACCGGGATCGACTGTCTCCCGCTGCAAATTCCAGAGCACCGCGAGGTGTTCAAGATCCGCGCCCGTCGAGTAAGCCAGCAACACGGCTCGGGCTGCATCGTTGACACGCGCCCGAAACCGTATGTCGTCGTACGCTGCCAGCTCGATCAACTTGACGACCGGATCGGATTCCAGCGCAGCCGTCCAATCCGGATAGATGCTCTTGAAGTGTTCGAGCTTGCGCTGATACACCTCCTCGAAGTCGAGTGTTTCGACGAGATCCGGTGGATCAAGCGCCGACAGATCGATCACTGTCATATCGTCACCTCGAATACAACATCGTCGCCGTTGTATTGGCCGGCGATCCGAAAAGTTACTTTGCCGTCCACGACAGAGAGCGCCTTCACGCTATCCAGCGCAATGCGCGGCTCCCAACGACCGATCGCGCGCGCGGCTTCCGCCTGTGCGGCCGAGATCCATCCGCGCGTGACGGGCAGGTCAACCATCGCAGGGAGATCCGAGCCGTAATCGGGCCGCTCGCGGCGGGTTCCCTTGCGCGTGCTGAGAATGTCCGCGATGCTCTGCACAAGATGATCCAGACCGCCGATCAGTCGGCCCGTACGGCGACACATACCGACCAGCGCGACCATCACTGCGCCTTCGTCGGGATGCGCTTGAAGCACTCGCGCGATTCGAGATAGGCGATATGCTCAGGCTCCGTCACTTCCGTTTTGCCGGCCAGCACGGCAACGTGCGAGCCGTCCGGAAACACGATCACGCGGCTGCGGAACTCGGTATCGATGAATGTCACGGGTGCCACCGCCCCGCCTTGCTGTGTGTCTTTCGCCATCACCACCCCCACAAACGAAAAACCCCGCACGGGCGGGGTCAAAAGTTACTTTGCTGTGCTCACACTGGCGGACCGACCAGCTCGCCGTCGCCCTGCTCACGGTGCCTGTGCTTCGTGAGCGACTTACCGCCCGCCGTAACGTCACCTGTATAGTCCGCACTGCCAGCGATCTTCATCGCGACACCCCCGCCCTCGCCCGGCTTGCCCTGCATGCCGCCGTTGAACGTGAGCATTTTCTCGGTCGTCGTGTTACCCGTGAACGTCGAATTCGGAACGTCTGCCAGCAGCTTCGCACTGCGCAGCGTCGCGCCGTCCGCCTTCAGCTCGAACTCAGTCCCGCCGATGCGGAACACGATCCGACCACCGGCTGGCACTGACAGCACGTATTCATGGCTCGCATGGTTGTACTGCTCGTACGCACCGTCCGGGAAGTCGGTGGCGGTCTCGTCGGGACTCGATCGTCCAGACCCGCCGTGCTGCTCTGTGTAGTAGCCGGGCGCGACGAAGGCACCCGCGAGATCGCCGGACGGTGCCCACAGGGCAACCTCCTCGTCAACGGACGGCGGACGCCAATGCCGAACCTTGCCGGCGGCACCGGCCTGCCATTTGAGCCAGTCGCTGACCCAATCGCCGACACGCACTTTCACGCGCGGCGGATCGTACGTGATCGCCTCCACGACCGCAGTCTGCGTCAGGCACGCCATGCGGCGATCCATCTCGCCAAGCTCGAAGTCGCTCACACGTCACCCCGCTCCCTGCTCCACCGGATTCCAGTAATGGTCTTCGTGCCCCGGGCCCGTCTCCGGATCGACACCCCACAACACCGCACGCCCCTTCGTCGGCGGTTCGTACGCGTCGCCCAGGTCAAATTCGTGCACCCACTCGACGAGCCAAACGAGATACGTATCCAGTTCGGGCCGGAACGGATCTTCGCCCGCCGATCCGACCTGTTTGCCGGGCGTCATCGGCAGCCCCCACGTCGCCCCGTGCACCGTTTGCAGCACGCGCGCGGACAACTCGCGCACCTGGACCTCGGCATCCTCCACCAGCGGGTCGACGATCACGCGGGCCTGCATCCGCGCGATCAGCGGCACCCGGCCCGTTCCGTCGTCGTGCCCCGGCTCCAGCTCCGCCAGCTCGACCGCGACGAACGGCGTTTCGATTGACTTGCCGATCTTCGGGTACGCGTGGATACGTTCGAGATCGGGCAAGCGCGCACGCAGGCCGGCCTCGATGCCGTCGTGAAGTTGTTTCAGGTTATCGAGCACGATTCGCCGCCTTCTGGATTTCGTAGTTGACCTCTTGCCGCAGCACCGTCATCAGCCGCGCCTCGCACACACGCGCAGCGCGTCGAAATGCCGGATCGCCGGTCTGCGACCATTCGACCGTCACCACTTCGAACGGCGTTCGCGCCTTTCCGGTGCGACGGTAGATCGCGCCGTCCGGCTGCGCCTTGGTCTTGCGCCACGCGCCCTCGAACAGCGACTTGCCGGCACGCATCCCCTTCTTCGTGCGCCGAACCGCGCCGAGCCGATGCGCCTCGAGCGGGTTCAACCCGAGCCACACCTTGCCCGTGTCGAGCGAGCGCATGAAGAAGTACATCCGCTGCCGCAGCAGCTTCTGCTGAATGCCCGTCGCGCCGCTTACCTCTTTCGCCGTCTGACTACGAATCCACGCGCCTGTCTTGCGCAGCGTCCGACGCCATGCCGCCTGCATTGCTGCAGGCGGCAGGCCCGCGAGCGCTTCGAGCGCCCCCCGTACGTCGATCTCGACCTTCAGCAGATCCATCGTCACCTCAGAATCAGGATTGTCCAGCCCGTGCCGGTCGGGTGAATTTCGAAGACACGGAACCGCTCGCCACCCGCTTCGACGATGCTGCCCTCACGCACGCGTGCCGCGTCGTCGTCCGTGATGTCGAGGATCGGCGCAACGAGCTGCGTGCGTTGCGTTCCGAGATCAGGGCCGAGCCACGGCGCCTTGACCATGCCTTGCAGCGGCTTGCCATCGATCTTGACCTCGTCCGACAGGTCTCGCTTCACGGCCGTATCGACGTCGACCATCAGATCCCGGAACGCCATGTCACGCCTTGAGCTTGACCAGCGCCTTCGGGCGCGTGCACAGGTGGATCGGGTTCGACTGCGCCTCGATCTCGACGCCCTTGCCGAAGTCCATCAGTTCCTGCTTCGCGTAGTACGGAATGCCCGTCGTGTTCACCGCCTCGACGTAGTCGGCCGGCGCGAAGCGCGTGATGAACAGGTCCGGCACACCTTCGGGAATCGCGTGCGCTTCGTCGTCCGCGACGTAGCCAACATCGCCGACGCGGCCGCGATAGCGCTCGAACGTGCAACCGCCGAAGTCGAACGCATCGCGCGCGTCTCCGCGCAGCGATGCTGCCATCGCCGTCGCGAGGTACGTCTCCTTCACGGTCTTCGCGACGATCAGCTTATTCCAGAACGACCGGCCGCAGAGTACGCGCACGCCCGTGTACGTCGTCGCGCCCAGCGCATCTTCGATCGCGTCCTGCACCTCGACGCACTTCACGCGGATCTCGGTGTCGGCCTTGCCCAGGTCGAACGGGATCACCGTCTGCTCGATGCCGAAATACTGGAGCAGGTCGATCAGCACCGTCTTGCCGTCCGCATCCAGAACAGCGCCCTTGATCGCGCCGATACGATGGAATTCGTGCGTCGCGTCGAGCTGGCGGCGCATCTTCGCGAGCCGGCGATTCACGACGGTCTGCAGCGCCTCCAGCTCGGTCTCGGAACCGAATGCGCGCAAATTCTGGATCTCGTCCGCCTTGATCACTGCGCGCTGCGGCAGATGCACCGTATTGAACGGGATCATCTTGCGCTTGCTGCCGACGACAACGCCTGCCGGCGAACCGCGCTCGCCAGCCGCGACGAGTGCGAGCGTGTCGCCGTCGCGCTCGATCTGGATCGTCGTCGTCGTGATGCCGTCCTCTTCGAACAGGCCGAGTGTGCCGATCCGGCCGGGAACATACGGCTGATCGTTGATCGCGGCACTCAGGGACGACAGCGAGAACGCATCGTCTTGAAACAGGGCGATATCCGCCATACAACCTCCGATTTGAAATGGATACAAAAAAGGCCACGCGGTCGGCGTGGCCTTGAATGGGGTGTGTCGCGATCAGCGGACGATCACGTGTCGCTCGGCGAGATCGCCACGACCTGCGGCATCGAGACCCGTGAGCAGCCCGCCCGCGACTTCGGCGAGCCGGACGATCCCCGTCGCCCGACGCGACGCGTCGGACGCCGCCAGCGGCGCATAGAGCACGGCTGCTGCGACTTCGGAACCGTCGTTCGCGGCGTTGTCGTACGGCGCGTATTCGCCGGTACTGGTTACGCCGAGCACCTGCCCGGCCGGCAGTGCAGCGCCTGCCTTCACGACGATCCGCTCGCGTGAGATCTGGCCGTTGCCCTCCGACACGAGAAATTCCGCCGTCAGAGCGGCCTGTACTTTCCAGTTCGACATGAGTTTTCCCCTCCTCGGGTTACGTCAAAGTTACTTGCCGCTCTTGCGAGCCGCGTAGATGGACGCCGCACGCGGCGCATTCGCGACCACGGGCGCGTCTTGCGACGCAACCGGGGCAGCACGATGGTTGATCGGCTTCTGCGAGGCCGTCACGCGCTCGAAGAGCCGCGCTCGGACCTGATCCGGCGACAGACCATCCGAGATAAAGCCGGCCGTCAGCTCGGTCAGGCTCGCGGCCAGACAGATACCCGCAATGTCTTGTGCGTTGCGGATCGCCGCGTCGACAGTCGCGCGATCGCGCAGGCCGGTCGCCAGCACGATGCCTTCGGCGCAGTGCTCGATGCGAGCGTCGCGACACGTCGCGTACACATGCGCCGCCAGCGCCGTGACGTCCGGTGCTGCCGGCGGCTGCGACGAAGGATCGGCCGGCGAATTGACCGGCGGCACCTCGCCGTCGCCCTCCAGCACCGCCACGATTTCGGCCGGCACCGCCGCGTAGCGCGCAGCGAGCCGCGCAGCGCCCGCGTATGCGGCGATGCGGATCGGGTCTACGATCGCATCGCAGAAGCCTTGCTCCTTCGCTTGCGCGGCCGTGAGCCAGGTCTCGGCGTCCATGATCGCGCGGACCTCCTCTTCGGTCCGGCCGCTGCGCTCGACGTAGGCCGCCAACATGCTGTCCGACATGCTTTCCAGCAGATCAGCGAGCTTGCGCAGATCGCCCGCCTCGCCGGCCGCGACAGTGTGCGGGTTGTGAATCATCAGCCGCGCGTTCGACGGCATCTCGATCGTGTCGCAAGCCATCAGGATCAACGACGCTGCTGACGCGGCGACGCCGTCGACGCGCCCCTTCACCTTGCCGGCATACCGACGCACCGCGTTATAGATTGCGAACGCGTCGAACACGTCGCCACCCATCGAGTTGATCGCGACGACGATCGATGTCGCGGTTGCCGCCACCTCGTCGAGCTTCGCGGCAAACAGATCGGCATCGGTGCCCCAGAATCCGATGTCGCCGTAAATCCGGATCTCGACCTCGCTCCCGCCCGCCGCGTTCGCTTGCGCGCGGATGTCCCACCACCGCTTCTTCCCTTTCATTCGCCATCCCCATTAGAAAGATCGCCCGCTCCGTCAACCGGATCGAGCGTGTCATATCGAATCCCGAGCCGACGCTCGCGTGCGAGATCGTCCGCGTTCTCCCGGTCGACCTGCTCCGGATCATCACCACGCGACAACACCGCCCCCGTCCGACTCGCCAGACCGGAGCGGATCTCCATTCGCTTCGCCGTGACGTCCTGCACCGGATGGATATACGGCCAGCCCTGTGGCACCCACCGCACCCGCAGATAGTCGCGACGGCGTCGGTAGTAGTCCGGCATCGTCATCGCGCCCGACAGCGCGCAAGCGTCGACCCACCAACGCCAGACCTTCCGGCAAAACTGGTGGATGAACACGTTCCACTGGATCTGCTCGATCGAACGACGGAACTCGTTCAAGATCACCCGCAGTACGCGATCGCTCACGTCGCGCAGATCGCCCGTCATTACTTCGTACGGCATGCCGACCGAAGCCGCAGCCGCCATCAGTTGCTGACGCATGAACGGCCCGTAGTCGGTCCCTGCGCCCGGCGGCTCTGCAAACGTGACGCTTTCACCCGGAGCCAGCTCCTGCATGCTCCCCGGTTCGAGCGACACGACCGGCGAGAAGCCGTCGACGTCGTATTGCATTTCACCGCCCGTCACTGGATCTCCCGGAAAACCCGGCTCGGCCGGCGGCTTCGTGATGAACCCGGCGAAGAGGTTGCTGACCTCCTGCCGGAACAGCACCGCATCGTCGAAGTTGTCCAGCGACTTGAGCCGCAGCAGCACCGTCGACAGCTCCGGAACCCCGCGCACCTGGCCGGGCCGCAGCGCGAGAAAAACGTGCGCGATCTCGTCGGCCGGCACGCGCACGGTCTGCATGTTGGCAGTCGATGCACGCCCGTACTCGCCGGGATGACGCTGCAGCAGGTGATACGCAACGCGTCGACCGTCCGTGTTGAACTCGACGCCGTTCACGATCTCGCCCCCGCCCGGCACGATCTCGTTCTTCTCCATCGGAAGCAGATCGCCTTCGAGAAG